CATGCTTAAAAGTAGAATGTCTACCTTCATCAATAGCTTTTTGCTCATCATCTTGCAGTTCCCAATAAACAGATATAGGTGGTAGCTTCCCTGCCATTGCATCAGCTAACCAGTTATCACTAGGGACAAGAACCATAGCTGGTTGTTCTGGGTGATCAGGTTCTTCATATACCACTCTATAAGTACTCATTCATCACCTACACAAATTAAATCCATGTTAAACGCATCATCTTGAGTACCATCGTCATGATCTACAGAAAATACAGGTACATTAGATGTTGTCTTATTACCTTGAAAAGAGTTATGATCATCAGTGTCATCTTGAGAAGCATAGTCTGTTATATTAGCACCTGCTGTTGAAACGGCTGTGTAAGTACTAGAGGAACTAAAACTGTTACTGTAGTTTACCGTATAGCGACCTTCTCCCATGTCAGTAACCGTAGACACATTGCCATCCCCACGTATAGTTAAAGTACCAGTGCCTTTCCAATTACACCAAACCCTAGACAAGAAGATTTTGCCTCCACCTGAAGTAGCTTCTTCGATGTTATTTACTTTTAATGTACTCATTTATACCACCGTCCATGTTTCGCCATCACCCACTGTAACGGTAACGCCGCTGTTAATTGTTATTGGCCCAGCACTCATTGCATTTTTACCATTTGTAATTGTATAGTTTGTCGTAACATTCTGACCATTCTCCCAGAAAATTTCATCATTACCTCCACCACCAGCACCTGCACCACCAGCTTCAGCCCAAGTTAATCCACCTGTATTACCTGATTGTGCTGTAAGTACATACCCATTAGTAGGGCTGTTAGAAACTTTAAGGTTAGCTTCATCGACTACGTTGTTAGCTATGGTTAAAGAAGTAGAACCTGTAACTTCACCTGTATGTGTTAGGTTAGTATTCGTAACTGTCTCTGTAGCAGAAGTTAATCCAGTAATGTGTCCGTATGTATCAAGAGTAATATCTTGAATATATGTACGACCAGAATTATTAACAGATGCTTGTGTAGATGTGTCCGAATGCGATAGTGTAACTGTACCAGAACTACCTCCTCCTGTCAAGCCAGAACCAGCAGTAACACCTTGTATATCTCCACATGCACCAGTTGTAATTGCAGTAACGTGACCTCGACCATCTACTGTTATTTGATCAATCTTTGTGGCATTAGATGTACTACCATATGTACCACTAAGTGTAGAGGTATCTTTATGTGAAATTGTTAAGTCATAAGGATCGCCATCTGATCCTGTACTTGTATCAGTCCAATTTACATCTATATCTTGGCCTTCAACAAACTTCATTTCCTTACCATGAGAAATAGTAACTTCTGTACCATCACCATCTTCCATTACAAAAGTAGTAAGCTGATTAGTGTTAGTATCAGTATTGGTTACTGTTTCTGTCGCTGTAGCTAAACCTGTGACGTGTCCATAAGTATCAAGTGTAATGTCTTGAATGTATGTTCTGCCAGAGTTATTTGATGAAGCCTGAGATGATGTATCACTATGACTTAGTGTTACATTACCAGTACCGCCGCCTGATAATCCAGAACCAGCAGTAATTGTTTGGTCGTCTTTAGCATTTGTCTCTATAGTATCTAGCTTATTACCATCAGTAGATACGTTACGTCCATCTACTGTGCCAGATACTACTACATTGCCTGTTATGTCAATGCCTGTTGATGTTGTGGCTAGTTTTTTGCTGTTGTCGTAATAAAGGTCAACAGAAGCGTTAGGGTTTACAACGATACTTTCTTCGCCATTTTCGGCTCTAATTCTAATCTGGTCACTGCCACCATATATAAATAATTCACCAGTTGAATTTTGAATAGCACTATTAGACCCATCATGGTAAATCTGTAAGTCAGACCCAGCACCGAATATGGCTTTGTCGTTATCACCGAATGACAAGTTGCCTGTCATTGTGCCACCAGATTTAGGTAACTTAGTACCCAGTTGTGTCTGTATATTAGATGTAACACCATCTATATAGTTTATCTCTGTAGTCGATGCGGTTACACCATCTAATTTATTTATTTCAGTTGCTGAGGCAGTTATTGCTGTACCACCCAAGTTAATTGATTCTACAAATGCTACATCAAAAGAGGCTGTTGATTTACCTAAGTCATAAGTAGCATCAGTTTTAGGATACCAAGCTGTACCATCACCTAGAAACTCTTGGGCTGGCCCTACTACAGTAATAACACCGCCTTCTGCGGCAGTACCATCATGTGTGTGACCAGAGGTACTAAAAGCTGTTTGTATTGCGTCAAACTCACCATCTAAATCAGAAGCATTAATTACGTTACCGTTTGCTATATTGTTTGTTGAGTCGTTACGTGTATAACCTGTACCCATTTCTATTTCCTATCGTTGTTAGAGTATTCAAGTAAAACAGTGTCTACTATAAAAGGTGGATTGTTTACTGTTGTAAACTCATATTGTAATGAAACTGTAAAAAATGAACCTGTTGTATTAGTTTCAATAACTGTTTCTGGATCACCTCCGTAGCTAACATCTCCAAATATTGCACTACCAAATATAGCAACCTCACCACCTCCTGATAAAGGTTGTATTACATTAGGTCTTTGAAAGTCATACTTAAAAGTTAAATTACCATCTACGTTACCTTCTGGGTCATAGTATGTAGTAGCTTTAAATAAAGTCTTTCTTACTTTAGGGTCATTAATAGACATGAATGGAGTAAAAAAACTTGCCGATATTACAGAACCATCAAATGTATTACCTGTTTCTAGTCTGTAAATATAACCAGTCTCCCCTACAAATAAGATAACTTCAGAACTACCTGAGGTAGCAGATGCTGTACGGTAGGCTTTAATACCTTTAGTTTGCGACCATGAAAAACTAGATGCATCTTGATCAGCGAACTGTGTACCTATATAACCTTCAACTACAGAATCTGTTTGGCCTGATGCAAACCCCATAATACGATATTGAGATTTACTTCTAATTGTTAAAGATACTACATCTGCATAAGAAGCTGTAAACTCTGTTATGTTGTCTTGTATATTACGAGATGCTACAGATAAGTTAAAGTCACCAATACGAGCAGTAGCACCTAGAAACCTTAAACCATCACGAGCCAAAAACATAATATCACCACCGACTTCTTGGATAGTATCAGGTTCTGAACAACCTAAGTCTTCTGATATTTCTGCTAATTGAAATGATGAAGAGGCAGTACCTGTAAGCTGATGTATGCTTGAGTTAGTAAATATAATTAGTTTATCACGGAATGTTATTAGACCTGTGATACGTGAAGGTAATCTAATAGAACCTGCGCCATTAGCAGGAGTAAAATCATTTTGTAGAAAAGGTGCAGAGAATACTAAGTTAGAACCTTTACCAAAAAATAGATGGTCTTTAAAAGCTGCTACTACTTCAGAACCTAATACACTTGAAGAGCTATCTAATACTTTAAGCCCTTCATTAGTTCCCCAAGTAATAGGATAGTTAGTGCTATCAACCATTACGGTACGTTCTGTGCCATCGTAGTTAAAATTTATAAATCTAGCTTTAGTACCACCTGCCATAGACCGACCAATAAATGTTACTGTTGCTGTATCGGCAGGGCTAGAAGCTAAAGCAGGGTATATACTAATACTTCCATGACCAGAGCTAATAGAAGGAGCTGATAAAACTGTATAAACTTTTTCAACACCTGCTATAGTAAACGTATCACCTACTCTAGCAACATCTGTATCGGATGTAAATCCTTGTACTATTAAAGTAGTACCCGATTGACCTGAAGTTTTTACATTAGTAGAACCGTAGTTAGGCACAGTTTGATTAGTAAATGTAGAACCTGTAGAAGAATATAAATTACCATCTCTATAAACTAAGGTAGTACTAACATTGTTAGCTGTATCTACGAAGAAGTGTAAGCCCTCTGTTTTACTTGTCTTATTACTAAATGTAATTGATGCTTTATCTGCTGGTGAACTAGCTAAAGTTGGTGTAATTGTCAGTGTAGTTTCTTTATTAGTATTACTAAAAGAACTACTTGCTACAGTATATGTACCCGATACCCCTGCTATCTGAAAAGTAGAACCGTTTGTAATACTTACAAAAATATTAGCTATAACAAGAGATGTACCTGACTGAGAACTTCCTTGTACTACAGGAGAGCCGTATGTTGGTATGTAACTACTAGTGTATTTATTAAAGCCATTAATACGCCTATACCCACCCTTAACAGAAGGCTCAAAGTTTATCAATCTTCTAGCAGAACCCGAAGCCTTAAGGCCCTGCTGTAACCTTGACATGTTACTTATTAGACCTCCATTTAACTCAAGAGGAAATGCTTGCCAACCTGTAGCCATTAAAAATGCACCCTCGTATCATATAGATAATCAAATTTGTTTATGTATATAGACTTCATATTCTTAACACCTTCAGTAAACTTTTGAAGAGACAGTTGTGCTGATTGATTGTCATTTCTAAATATCTGTACGTAGTACATTGCACCATCAACTATAATATGTCTATAGGCTTCTGGTGCAGAAGGTACGTCTGAGTGTAGTATAAGATCTACTGGAAGAGAATACATCTCGTATATAAGTTCATAATTTTTGTCAGGTGAAGGATGTACTATGTACTGATTACCCGGAGCTCTTATTATATGTGTAGGTATCTTACGAATACTCTCGTCTTCATTATACTCACCATCTACATGCTTAGAAAGATAGTCCTTATAATTCATTTTCTTTAAGGCAACAGTTGCGTTATCAAATGTAGAGTTACGTTTTATTCTAAATGTACTGTAGTCTACTGTCTTAGCATTGTAAGGTATATCATACCTCATATCACCTGCAGTTAATATATCTTCTTGTTCTAAGTAATTAAAAGGCCATTGAAACTGCTCTTGATTTAGTAATCTAATAGAAGAATTTATAGCATCTTTAGCTGTATTATAAAAACCTGTAGCATCTGCAAAGTTACTTGAACTAAGTTCAGTCTCATTAACTCTACGATTTAAATCATTGACTAGTTCTAAATAGTTATAT